CTTCTTCATCCCTCCTATCAATACAACAGCATAAAGCAGCATTCCAGCTTCTCAAACACCAGCTTATCCACGTTCATGATATTTTCCCTGAACTCCTGAATCAATCTCCCGTAGCTTCGGAAGCTACTTTTTCCGTACACTCTTGACACAAGTGTTCTTTCGGTTTTGTCGTTTCCAGCTTCACTTCCTGTTCTCGTGCTGTCAACGCTTGTACCTCTTGTAGTATCTCGTTTTGCCTCATTAGTATTCGTTGTAGTGTTGTCTCCAACATTGTGATTTGCTGTCGTGAGATACTTATCCTGCCAAACATTTTCCAGCTTGCCCTGCGGAGTGTCGCTGAAAGTCTGTTTGCTATCGCCGTGATACGTTTCAGTATTCTCTCCGCTATCCGCCGTATTTTCTGTTTCATTCCTCTCCATACCTTCCTTGACGCTGGTATTCCTTGTGCTGTTGACTTCTGTGCCGCCCTTCGTATCAGTCGTATAGTCAATATCCGTCAGTGGGTCGTACTTAAGTTCCACGCTCTTGTAGAACTCATTCATTTCCGGCATAATCTCTTGAAGCGTCTGCATAAGTCTCAACTTCCACTCGCCTACAGTTTCCTGCCCAATCTCCCGCATATAGAAGTGGAGCAGGATTTTTTCTTCCAACGTTTTCCTATAGTCCTCGTTCCATATAGGAAAATCGAAGTCAAAAATCTGCGGTGCGGCTTTCTCGATAATTCCCGGCACATCTCCAACCTGTGTTTCAATGGTAGCATTGGCAAGCTGTTCGCAGATATACTGCACGTTCATCGTGTATTTACTCACCATCTTCACCACCTTCCTCTACAGATTCACCACTCATGGAGTCAACGCCCAATTCCGCGCTCATGTCCTTGTACTCGCACCACACATTCAACCCGAACATTCTGTTGATTTTCTCGCAAGCCTCCTGCCGGGCATTCAGGCGGCTGTATCTGCTTGCGAACGTGCCGCCCTGATTCCTTGCGACCTCGTCTCTTACCATTCTTTCCCGCTTCTCGTTGCCGATATTCGGAATACCCAAATAAGTAAGCGCCTCGTTCCAAATCTGTGTTTTGAGTTCGTAGAGCCTGTCGCCGACATACGGAGCAGTTGTATCAATTGTTTTCACATTGTCCATGGACAAAGCCTTTGAACCAATAATCATTGGCTCGTTGCCCATCCACTTCTGATACAATCGTATATAGCTGTTTCTTTCCTTCTCGTCACACAGGATTAGCACAGGGCATTTCTGCGCTTTTACGTTTATGTCAATCGTTCTGTCAATGTCGGCAAGTCTTGCGCTGAACATACGCACATCCAGCATTGAATTTGTCCGCATATAGTTATTGAAAATAATAACGCTATTGCTTTCATCCAATTCCTTATTATACTCATTGTCAGCGTAAGCCCTTCTCCTTGTCGGGACTTGATACAAGTCAAGCGTACCACTCCCTGCAACTGGCAACCCAAGGAAGCCCATTACATCGTCCTTGAAGAAAACAGCCTGCCCCATTCTGAACAGCGTCAATTCAAGGTATCTTTTGTCGCAAGTATCTGGCAGTCCTGTCCACTCAAACATACTCATGGACAACTCGCAAAGACGGGTGTAATACTGAATGTAAGTATAGCCGTTTGCCAGTTCGTCAAGAGAAGGTATAGGCGGGGCTACCGGGTTGCAATCCCACTGCTTATTTTTACTCATGTAGCATTTATCTCCTTTCCATCTGAAACAATGTCAGCAATTCTCGCTCGGTATGTATGCGCTCCGCGCTCAACAACATTTGTTTTGACATATGAGCCGTTTTTCTCAATTTCCCATGTCACGGAACGGTCGCCCGGCAATACAGTTTCTACTATACCTCCATCGGAATAATGTAGCTTTATAGCACGTACACTATTGGCAAGAGGCGTGCCAGCAAGCGGATTGCCGTCAAACAGGGCGTCACCTGAAAGAGAAATACTTGTTAGCGTTCCATTATCAAGCGTATAGTCTCCAATCTGCACGTTCTGATTCCAGAATGTAATTCCCCGGTTAAAGATTTTTTCCAGCGTATCCATGTCTGCGGCGCTCATGCCAGTGCTATAGTTGACATTGACATTGACATAGTCAGAATACCCATCAGAATTATGCAGTACACAACCGCAGGTTTTTATATACTGCCAATAATGACGATTGTACATACCGGGCTGTTTTACTTCTTTAACTGCGTACCCGAACATGGTAAAGAAGTCATCTATTGTCTTTGCTATATCGCCACTTACTCCTTCGCGGTACAAGCTGATAGTGTTTCGCTTTGCAGTAGCAAGTATGTCCGTTGTCGTCATGTTACCATACACCGGGTTAGGCAGATGTGCTTTATCAACAAGGGCGCCGACCATGCTGATAAGCCCGCCATACTTTCCACCGCCGCCAAAAGATACTGTAGAACTTTCAGATTCTTGCCTTGAAGGCGCGTTGACTGTTCTCGTTGTGTCTTGTAGGCTGTTTCTCAATCTTCCTGTTTTAGGAGAAAGTGAACGTATGGTTCTTGCCTGCGTAACATCCCCTCCGCTTGACATAGCAACGTTTGAACTCATAGTCATTGCAGGTATTGCGGCGGACAGAACAGTGTTACCAAGTGAAGCAATAATGTTCCCCTTATTCTCTGCTATGTATGTCTTGAAGGCGTCCCCCTTTACAGGAATTTCAATAGCATACGGCAGTGTAACCATATCGTCAATAGAGTCTATTTTGGCTCTATAACCGACAGGTATTAGAGCCGCTTGCGGGGTAGCGGTAAGGATTGACAGAAGGTTGAACTTTGGTTTGAATCCATCGGCAAATAGTTCAAACTTGTAATGCGCTACATTGCCATAGTGTGACGATACGGTCAGTCGTGTATAAGGAAACGTGTAAAGCTTGTTATTCCTCGGAGTGAAGAACGTGCCATCTGTTTTCTTAAACCCTGCTGTTGAACTCATGTCAAACTGCATCACCTTTTCTTTGCTTCCTTTACCGTATTTATCAAACGATACGCCCGGCACATCTTTTTCAACGGAACTGAAATAATCAGGATAAATGAATACTGCGTAAATGTCTTTAGCATCCATGCCTGTTATTTTCGCATTCGTAATCCATGCCAAGAGGTTTTGAAGGCTATAATAGTCAAGCCCGGACGGCTTATTTCCGCTTACTGAATTATCGTTCTTATATTTGCCACTTGATTTCTCGTTTGTAAGCGAAAAATCAGCATACCATGATAAATCCGTTGGGTATTGCCCTACAGTGCCTGTCGTCAATGCTACGTTTCCAACACTTACACCCGCATATGGTTCCGGGCGTTGTATCGTAAATTTAGCTCCTTGTCCATCGTATTCTATATCTATAGTATCGCTCACGCTAATCAAGCCCTGATTTATTGGCTTTGTAGTTATAAGCCCTCCTTTATATGTGAAAGACGTAGGCGGGACAATATTAGCACTTACCTCCTGCATATACTCCCCGCACTCAACAGGTTCGCTTATCACGTTCTTGCCAATTCTGTCATCCCTCACGTGTTCTCTTTCCACCATGCAGTCGGCGAACTTGAAATCAAACAGCCAAGTCTGCATAGGGTCGATAGTGTAGAAAATTTCACTCGTTTCCTCGTTGACATAATCCACTCTGTCAATGAACGCATAGAACCAGCGCGACCTTCCGCTTTTGTCCTTGTACCCTGTATTCTGAAACATGAGATAATTGCAGTCATAAAGAGCGGCAGTTTTCAACTCTACCTTGATAGAATCTTCGCCTGTTCTTATATACCGCAACCCAGCCATAGGCTCATTGCCAAGAATATGCTTCGCCCTTGCAGAAAAGAAATTCTGCTGTGCCGAAAGAGACGCAAACCTATAGGTATTCTCCAAATCCCTATCCAGTTCTATCCCCTTCAATATCTTTACAACTGTATCAGGCGTAGGCATAAAATTCACCTCCTTTTAATAAAGAAGCCCCGGAGTATTTCATCCGGGGGCTGAAAAGTTACTGTCAGGACAGCATGGTTTTCTTGACAAGCTGGAGGGTGTCCCCCACATTGACAGTAGATGCCATCTTCCCGGCAGTATACGTGGAAGTCCCGGTAGCGTAGGTATATTCAACGCCGCCAATCTCACATTCGACAGATACACTGCCAGCGTTTGCGGGATAGATATACACGCCGTATCTCTGAACAGCCACCTTTGCCTTAACAGCGTCAAGCGTCTGCTTGAAGATAACGGTGCCGGGCTTGAGCGTTGCGGCTTCATCATTGCTTTCGGACTGCTTGACATTCAGGGTAATGACAGTTCCGACATCAGCCACATCCTTTGCAACGACTTCCGCGGTGTACTTGTCCGCCGGAGTGACAGCGGCGGCGTCATCGACAAACACAATAGCGTTTGCGAAAGGACTATGAGAAACGTCCTTCTTCATGTTGTAGAAGTAGTTCCAGTAGTCACCGGAATTGACAGGGGTCGTACCCAGTCTCGTGTAGTGGTCGTAAATCTGGAACCAATCCTCGTCAATAAGGACAGCCTTTACGTTAGCCATAACCGCCAGTTCTGCGGCGGTAACTTCCTCTACCTGATTGCTTTCAGCGCGGATAGCGTTCCAGCGCTCATTGTCAAACGTGGTGAAGTCATCAATCAGGCGCAGGCGCCCCATGAAATCAGCCTTTTCCATGTTGAATGCCGCAGACAGAACCTTCACATCATATTCAGCATTATACTTGCTGTCCATGAAAATCTGCTGTCTTTCCTTCGGGCAGTCATTCTTGACTTTTGCTTCGTTGAAATCAGGACGCAGGAAAGTCATCAGGTTAGACTTGCCACGGAACTCAATAGCGGCAGAAGAATGGTCTGCGCTATCGAAGGCAACGGTCTTGATTTTACCGTGGGCAATTGCCTTGATAAGCATATACTTGAACAGCAGGAACTCGTCATACTCTGCCGCCTTGTAAACGCTGTCAACCAGCTTCGCAATGAAGCCATTCAAGCCATCGACGGAAAGGAACGCCGTCCGCAGGTCATAGTCGCTGATAGTCAGCGGGTACTGTACCTTCCAGTTGATAACATGGAAAACGCTTCTTACGTCCGGGATAGTTCTTGCGAACTCGCGGGCAGGAGCCTTCTCCGGGTCAAGAGTGCGGACGCGTGCAATCTCGACAAAAATGTTTTCAACAGTTTCACCGAAATCAAGATATCCTTTCTTAAGGTCGCGGTACGGGTTGTTGAACGTTGCGCTCTGAATCTTTACAAGCGCGATACGGTTAAGCATTGCGTTGACGAACGTATTCGACAGCGCAGGAGAGCCGTAGATAATTTCGCCGACTACAGGGATATCGTCAACAGATGCAACCTGCGGCACTGCGGACTGATATTCCAGTGGGGCGTTAGCACGGATGACATTCAGAATGTCAAGCGTACTCGCATTTAGCGTAGAATTGATTTTTCTTGCCACTTAATTTCCCTCCTTGAATAAATCTTCATACCTTGTTTTGGGCTTGTCTTTTTCCTCACCTTTTCCACCGCGGGGCTCATCGACAGGGGCAAAGAATGTTTCCTTGAATTTCTTGCGCCAAGAGGAATCCAGTTCGTCGATTCTCTGCTGATAGTCTCGCTCAATTTGAGCAGAATTTGCGTTGCCGGACAAGGTGTCCCGGACGTCGGTCAGCAGTGCTATTGCTTCATCGGTTGTGGCGTCAGGTAGTGCGTCGCCGATTGCCTGGAGCAGTTCGCTGTCAGTTCTCTTTGCCATCGTGCGTTTCCTCCTTTTCAAGAAAAGCGCTGATTTTCTCCAACAGAATCGTGTTCTGCTGGATAGCCGTGCGCAGTTCTTTGATTGTGGTGTTGATAAAGTACATCAGACCGCAACAGGCGGCAATTGGGAAGCCAACGTTGGAAATCATGGTAATAACGGTGTTCACAGAAACCCCTCCTTTCCTTGCCTATAGTATAGCATAGTGAAGGTGAATTGTCAAGTCGCAATAATTTAACTTTTGGTAAATTCACTTTTGCTTGACAAAGGACTACACTTGTGCTATAATAAAGATACGGAAAGGAGGGCGAAAGGAAGCATGGGTGTATACTATGACGGCACAAGGCTTTTGTCTATGAATGACTTGAATGGGAAGAAGCCGGAGATTTTCATTGTTACCACTAACAGAACCGGAGGCAAGACCACATATTTCAGCCGTTTGTGCGTCAATAGGTACAATGACAGCGGGTCGAAGTTCATGTTGTTGTACCGATATAAGTACGAACTGGATGACTGCGCGGACAAGTTCTATAAGGATATTCGGGGGCTGTTCTTTCAGGGTACGGAGATGAAAAGTCAGAAGCGGGCAAGCGGCGTGTTTCATGAGCTTTTTATCAATGATAAACCGTGCGGGTACGCCGTGCCTCTTAACTCCGCCGATTCTATCAAGAAATATTCGCATATTTTTAGTGATGTGGATAGAATGATGTTCGATGAATTTCAGAGCGAAAATAATGACTACTGTCCCAATGAGGTGCAGAAGTTTATTTCCGTTCATACGTCTGTGGCAAGAGGACAGGGAAAACAGTTAAGGTATGTTCCGGTATATATGCTGTCAAATCCTGTCACTTTGCTGAATCCGTATTATATTGAAATGGGCATATCGAACAGGTTGCAGGTTGACACCAAGTTTCTTAAAGGGGACGGGTTTGTGCTTGAACAGGGCTTCAATGAGACGGCTTCTAAAGCGCAGGCTGAAAGTGGATTCAACCGGGCATTCGGTGCTAATAAATATGTAGCGTATTCTGCGCAGAGCGTCTACCTTAACGACAATAAAACCTTTGTCGAAAAGCCGGAAGGACACGGACGCTATCTTGCTACTTTGCGATACGAGGGGAAGGTCTATGCAATACGCAGTTTTGACGCAGAGGGCGTTATTTACTGCGACGATAGAGCCGATATGACCTTCCCCGTTAAATTGGCTGTTACTACAGATGACCATAGAGTAAACTATGTGATGTTAAAGCACAATGACTTGTTCTTACAGAATCAAAGGTACTTCTTTGAAAGAGGTTGCTATAGGTTCAAGGACTTGTCTTGCAAGGCGGCTGTTCTCGCCGCTCTTTCATACTGATATCCTCTTGCGTTTCGATTGCTGGCAGAGCAGGGGAGCGACGCTGAAATTATGCGTCCTGTATCTGTGTCGGTTTTGCTAACCGCTTCTGTCGTTCGCAAGTTACGGATATAAAAAGCCCCGCAAGGAGTAATCCCTGCGGGGTGAAATTTTTATCCCATTGTGTAGCCATTGCTTCGGCTATTCCCGGAAACGTTTTGCTGCGCATTGTAGGGCTTCTGTGAACATTTACCCATTCGGCAAGAGGTGTCACGATATTTGTCGGTTTCAGAAGCGGCAATCCGTACAGCCAAAGGCAAGTGCGTTTCTTGTATGGGTCGCCAAACATCCACGGCTGTATTATCTGTTAATGAGGCGGTAAATCCCAGTTGTCCTCCTTAATCGGAACTCTTACGTCTCCTTCAATATGCCATTCGGGATGCCCACCGCTACAAGGCTTTACGTCACAACTGTATGCAATGTGCCCGCGTTTTCTGAAAGCTATGCATACACGCTGTGATTCCTCGCAAGCAACAAGAACTTTCATCTGTTTCTCCTTTCAAGGTGTTCCAGCATACATTTACGTGAGCCGGGACACCTTTTTTCTGTGCAGTTCAGACAGACATCTATTTCCTCTTGCCTTTCCTCCGAAGTCTCTTTGCGCTTGTTCGCTTTACGCTTCTGTAGATTCTGCGAACCACGCAACGCTCCGTTTACTGCAACGCAAACAAGGCTGTTTTCAAACGCGCTTCTCTTTCCCATTGTACTTGTCCTTTGTTTCCGGTTTGGTTTCGTGGGAGGCTGTACTACCGTAAACGCTGTTAAATACAAGTTTTGGGTTACAGTGTTTACAGTTGTCCGTTTCATAGAGTGGGCAATACTTTTCGCACAACTTTTTATAAAGCATTTAGTTCTCCCTCATCTCATACGTAGTTTCACATAGCAAGACGCCACCGGGAATACGCTTTGGCAGAAGTTTTCCGGGAACTTTTAGACCAATTTTGAAGTCCTCCAGTTCCAGCTTCTTGCTAAAGAATTTTCGTTCTTCTTCTGATAGGCTATCTATGAATTTTACTTGTTCTTCGTCTTTATCTTCTTTGGTTGTAATGTCAAAGCCTGTTAGGTTAGCAATGAAAAGCTGTTTTGAACGCTCCGGCATACCTGCGCATTTTACGTTCCATATGGGTTCAGGCAGTGGCTTCAAATCGTGCGCTACTTCGTGTTCAATATAGGTTTTCTGTCGAACGAACAACGCCACGTCCCAGCTTGATTCTATCTTCCAACAACAGAACGCTGTTTTGTGCGTCTTTATTCCGACAAGGTCGAAAGCTGGAAGGTCGCAGTGAATACTGTCTGTGTCGGCATAGATAAAGCCGGGTTTGTCTACGCCGTGATAGTTTTTCTGTGCCGCCCGGATTGTAAATTCACGGGCATAGGAAGTAATAGCAGAACCTACTGCTATATATCCGGGCTTTTTGTCCTCTTGATGAACCACCCGGAATGTTAAAGAACCATCCTCTTTTATGGATGCCACTTTGAATGAAGAATCAGGAGAAGATGCCATTTTGCCATAGAGGTTGTTCAGGAACAGTTTTGCAAGAGTTCGCACTGCACCCTCTGTTTCCATTTTTATCTTGCGATACTTGTCAATGTACTTGTCGAAAATGCCTTTTCGTGCCTTGAAATAACAGCCGTCAAGAATCTCGAAATGAACAAGGTCATAGTGTTCTTGTATTAGCTGAAAGTCTGTGCAGGTCAAGGTCATTTCTACAGTTGCTTCCTTAAGCTGTCCGTCTGTTCCATAGTAGTACGGAAAATATTCACCTGTTGAGCCGTCAAATATGTCGGAAGTTTCAAGCATTTCTGTCGCCTTGTATAGAAGGTTATTTTTAATTTGGATGAAAGGCAAGAACCCTTCACGCAAGTAGAAACGTGTTCTTACACGGACGAAAAAATACTTATTTGAGCCACGTGCTTCAAAGGGGATATAATTTCCGCTCCAAAAGGTTGGTTCTCCTACGGGGTAGACACTGCCACTTTCGGAACTCATGACGGAGGGGTATAGAGAATTTACGTCTGCTGTTACGCCGTTGTAGTGCAGTTTGTTTTCCTTGCCTTTTACGTAGTAGCACCAGCCGCCACGGTAGGATTTGCGGATATACTCGCCTGCGTTCTTGTAGCCATAGATTTTTTCATCAATCTCTATTTTGTATAGGTCAGGGAACAGGTCTTTGTACATGAAATAGCCGATAATTTTCCGATATTCATCAAGACAACATGAGCCGATTGTGAGTTTCTTGTGTCCTTGTAGGAATACAATTTCAAGGGCTTCTTTTACAACAAGAACGTCATTAGCTATGTACTGCTGTTCCTGCTGTGTTATCTCGCAACCGGGATAACGGAAGCCCTTATATTCCATGTCTAACTTATGATGCCTTGTGCCGAAGCTATCGCCTATTTCCCTAACGGAGAAGGGAAGAAGTTTTTGTGAATCGCGGAACTCGATAAAGTGGTCGTTTATCTTTACAATGATTGTATACCATTGCCCCATGTCGGATATGCTGTATCTGAAAGTGTTGTTCTTCATATCCTTGTCATGCAACCAGTATTCCCCTCCCTTCTCGTCTTTTTCAAGGGCTTGTTTGAAACCTCTGTCTATCAGTAGATAGGACAGAAGAAACGAACCGTCAAATTTCAGATTGTGGAAGTAAACTACAAGATTGCAGGACAAGGATGTAAAGTATTCAAACTGCTCTGAAATGGAGTGGTGAATGACTACAGAATCGTCTGCCGCGAAAAGCTCCACGCTTGCCGCCGCCCATACCTGCGTGTCCTTCTGCCCCTCGTAAACCGTTGTCTCAAAGTCCGCTACAAGATAGCGGCATTCTCGACGCTTCAAGCCTGCGGCGGGTTAGAAGTGTCATTCTTTTTCTTCGGGAAGGAAGTCTACGACTTCAATCTCGAAATTGCCATAACCAGCGTGAGCTATGTTGCCTTTGTGCCGATTACGGAAGCCGCTTTCCAATGATACATTCCATCCATCAATAATGCCTGTTCTGTCATTACAACTTGACGCAATGCCCATAATGATATATCCACACCTTTTATCACGCACAACAGTACAGCCACAGTATTCTTCGCCTGCTTTGCTTATTTTAACTATGTCGCCGACAAACAAGTTGCGCCCGTTTTCAAGTTTGTAGGGCGTTTTATCGCCGACTTTTCCAAGAGAAGTCTTTTTACCAAACGTCCAACGAATGTAAAGGTCTTTTTCGGGTTCGGAAGGCTTATGCCAAAGAAAAAGATTATCAATTGAGGGCTGAATGCAGAACGCTGTTATGAGTTCGTAATTGGGAAGTTCATCAAACAGAATACTCCCGGTTTCTCCGATTTTGTTGGGGTTCAGGCTGTGCAGGCAGACGGCTTCAAACTTTGCCTTTACGTTGACAAACCGTGTCACAAGCCACATCTCGCCTGTGTGTGCAAGGTTATCTTTTCTGTCTGCGCGCATTATGATTGCACCTACGCTCAAATCTTCAAGTTTCATTGTTCATCCTCCAATATCTTTTTTATTTCTGTTTTTCCGGAGTTTATGTCTCCGTTTGTCTCCATCAAAGTGTAAAGCACTGCGTCATATACAGTTTTGTATTCCGGCGAATCCTTTGTAATTCCGTACATTGATACAAGTTTGCGGGCTTTGGCTTCCAATATGCTCTTTGCGGAAGCTGCTCTATGCTCCGCCTTGAATGCGGAAGTATAGCCTGCTCGTTTGTCTGACACTGTTTGCTCATAACTGTCACCTTCATCTTCCTCTTGCGCGTCTGAAAATCTGCCGGAAAACATTTCAAATTCTTCGGCTGAAAGGGGGCGGGCAAAAAGAGCGTTAATGAAGCCTGCAAGGCGTTGACGTTTACGGTCTACGTCTTGATACCCCATGATTATGCGAACTTCCTCCAGCAAACTCTGCTGTCGTGCTGTCTCTGCTACCGCAGGGCGTCCACGCTCTGCTATTGCTTTGTCAAAGGCTGTGCGGATAAGTTTCGCATATTTACGGTTAGCCGGGCTGTCGTTGTACATGGATGAAATCATACGGTCAATCTCTGTCAGAACCATGTCAGTTTCCTGTGGGGCTTGCGCTCCTGCTGATTGTGCCATACGAAGTTGTTCAGGGGTAAGAATCAAGTGACCGTTTTCAAGGGTAAATGATTCTGCTGTTATTGCGCGTAGGCGTTCAAGTTCTTTTTTGGAAACTAGTGCAGGGCGGTTGCCTATCAGGTCAGGAACAGAGACTTTGTGCCTGCGCTCAAACTCTGAAACTCTGCGTCGCGCAAGTGATTCCTCATAGTACCATTGCTGTTGTCGCTTTGTAAGGGAACGGCGTTTTGCCATGTGTTCCTCCTTTCAACAAAGCCACGGTAATTAGCCGGGGCTGTCAGTTTGTTTAGAGAATGGAACAGGTAATGAAGCAACCCTGCTGATTTTTGGAGGGAACAGTGTAGGCGCGAACGGAGAAGTCCTCCGTTTCTCCCGTCTCGGAAACCATCTCGTTGAAAATGTCGATGAATGCTTCCTTGAAGGAAGGGGAGGAAGTGTAATACTTATTGCCGTCAGAAGCAAGGACGACAAACGTGCTGTAGTCCATGTTCTCTGAGCGCTCATTGTGAATCTCGACGTCTGCCCAAAGGACGGGGGAAAACTCGACACTGCCGTTCTTAAGCGCGGCGTTGATTTGAATGGCGTCTGTGGTGTCCTTCATCATGATGCGCTCACGGGCAGTCAGGGGACGCGAAGAATTGACGATTTTTGCAGAATAGCCTTCCATTTTGTTTACCTCTTTCGTTTATTGAATTTTTTTGGGATTTTTGGGTAGTAGGTTACATGGGTTTGGATTTGTCATAGAAATCTTGAACTGTCATGAAACGCCGGGTAGTGGTTGTAGTTTTGGTCAATACTCGAATAGGAATGTAGCGTTTGTCCATGTCAAGTGCTTTGTAGTAACGGCGCATTGCTCGGAGAATTTCATCGTTGTTCTTGAAGTTGCATACAAGGTGAAATTCTGTCTCAACCATTGCGCGGGTTTCACTGTCAGCTACGAGGATTGTCCCTTCTGTAAGGGTAAGGGCTCGGGAAACTACAGGCTTGCGCATTCGGGGTTTACCTCCTTTCGTAAGTGGTTATGGTGCAAGCCGCAGGAGTTGAACCTACGCCGTGAATGAGAGGAACACGGGAACGGTCGCTTGCGGAAGGCTCTGTGTAGAGCCTATTTGTTAGATTGCAGATATTGTAAGGTCACCAACGGTGTCACTTGTGGTTGTGATTGTTACCGATAAGGAAGCGGGATTGGATTGCATGAATTTTATTGCAGAGATAATGGCGTCTGTTTGAAGTCCTAAATATTCTGCAAAGAATGCCCGCGCGTGGCGGAGTGTCCAAGCGGATAGGGTTGGGTAGAAAATGATTTGACCGGATAGAGGGTAGTACGCTATTGCAGGGCGGTCGTAGGAATAAAGGACTGTGCAGGGCGTGGAGCGCGTGTTGTCAGGGGAGTGGTGAATGACGTAGGCGTTTGCCTTCTTGAAAAATAAAAGGCGTGTTTTGGGTGGCATGGTTTTTTGCTCCTTTCAAATTTTGGCGGATGTTAGGTAAAAAAGGCATTGTTTTGAGCGAAGGGAAAATGGTGTGGAAATGTGGAGAAAATTAGAGTAGGGGAGCGCAGGAAGGCGGGAGCAGGAAATTTACCCCCCTTATGTGGGTCATGCGGTCGGGTGACTGGGTCAGGCAGTCGGGTGGCTGTATCATGAGGTCGCGTGACTGTCTCATGCGGTCGAGTGACTGTCTCATGCGGTCGAGTGACTGGATGGTCAAATCAGCTGAAAACGTCAGGGTATTGCTTTACCCCGTCAAGGGTTAGCTTGACGGGGGACAAGTGGTCATGTGATTGGATGAATCAATAGCGGGTCGGCATGGTCGGGTCGTATTCTATGCGGACGCTGGACAGCTGGACAGCCTGCACCGCCGTGCGCGTTACGGCGCGAATTGCCTTCATAACGTTGGACGGGTCGGCGTCCACATATTCCCGCACAAATGCCCTCATGTGCTTTTGAGTGGTTATTGAAAAGGTGCCGCGAACCTTTAGAACGGGTTCGGGAGTGTCCGTGTCGTATAGAATGTCAATAACACGCGTTGAATACGACACAAGGGACACGCCGCGCGGGCTGTCATGATTTACAGCATATGCGGAAGAATACGGGGCAAATTTCAAACGAGTTCTCATGTTTGTTTTCCTCTCATTCCCCCGGCGGTAGGCTCGTGCGCCTTTTGCCGGGATAATGCCCGCGCCCGGCTTTAGAGGATAGTCGGGGCGGGTGCGTGGATTCAGTCGGCGGCGGACACGGACGCCGGGGTGCCCGTGGGGCGGTCAACCTTCATCGCGTACTTCAAAAACAGTGTTTCCGGCATACTGTACAGGTTTTCCGTCTCTGTCTGTTTCGTGATAACCGCCGGGGCAAAGTCCCCGACCATTCCGCGGCGGGTTTCGTCAATCACTCTCAGCGGGTCAATGTTTGAGCCGGTGCGCACGGTGGTAATCGTGCGGGGTTGCATGGTGTGCAGGTCAAGACCGATAATTTCAAAAATTGTGCTTTTAATTGTGCGCGTGATGTTGCGTTCGGTCATGTTTTTTTCCTTCTTTCTCCCGGCGGTGGGTTCGTGCGCCCGGTTGCCGGGATAATGCCCGCGCCCAGTTGAAGGTAACCGGGGCGGGGTGCGGGTTATGAATAAAGACGGAGCATATAAGAATGGACACGCGCCCCGTCCGGGTGCTTTGTCTCATATTGACAGAACACGAAAACAGCCCCATCTGTTTTAACCTCTGTTTTGAAAAGGTCGGAGGCAATGAAAAAGCCTTTTTCGCCGGGCTTTATAGCTTTACATTCCGGCGCTAAACTTTCGGCGAAAAGCAAGTGCGGGCGGTGTTCTGTAAATACGCGCAACATTTCATTGAATAAATCGCCGTGAATGTCACGCGCAAGTATACCGTGTTCAATGGTGCGCAGGTCGCGCTTATCCTCTACGTAGTAGACTATTTCGGGCATATTTTTTCCCCTCTCTTTTCCCTCGGCGGTGGGCTCGTGCGCCTGGCGCCGGGATATTTGTCCGCCTGCCTGATGAAGGGCGGCGGGTTTTGACTGTAAATGAACGGATGCAGGGGCGGGCGGTGGGGCTGTCTCATGCCCGCGCCTGTTCCCTTGCTTGTGCCTATATTGTACCACAAACGGGGCGGTAATTCTTGCTTATTTTGTAACTAAATTGTAACGGAATTGTAAACGATGAACAGGGTTAGGAAGTTAATATTTTGTTCATAGAGTTCATATTTGTTAATATATGAGTGCCCGGCAGGCGGTCATGTG